GCATTTGCTGTTGCGGCATTTGCTGTTGCGGCATTTGCTGTTGCGGCATTTGCTGTTGCGGCATTTGCTGTTGCGGCATTTGCTGTTGCGGTATTTGCTGTTGGTTAACTGGGCTACCACCACCGCCACCAGCACCTAGAATTTTAGATGCATCAATACCGCCACCTAACTGCAATCTAGGGGTTGTTGAGTCGATGATTTTAACACCGTCTAAACCTGCCGCTACACCTTTGGACTTGTTGTTATAGGTGTAAAAATGAACAAGCAATTCAACTTGTGCGCCAGCATATAAAATTTGGTTTAACTGCATAGCGGGAATGACAGCACCGTTAGCGTCAAAAACCTGCGGTAAACCGTTATATGTTCCGGCGTTCATCACATAATAATTAGGGAACATTCCGTTAAACTCAGAGGCGTCAGCAGTAGTGAGAGCGAACCGGCCACCGTTAGGTAATATGCCTTTGAACTCACCACTGTTAAGCTCGTTAGTCGCTAACTGCATTGCCTCTTGCGCCTCGGGTGCTTGTGGATGGATAACTATTTTACAAGAATGTTTTAGCTTTCCGTTATCATTAGTGTCAGGATTAGTTAAACCGTCCCAAACGACGATCCCCGTGACAGTAACGTATTTATCTTCGTATATCATTGTGTATTACCTTTTGGTTTTGCGCTAAAAACTTTAAATGCGCGGGTTGTTTCAACGTCGACAATAATTTTTTTACCGACAGATGGTTGTGAATAAAGCTTAATAATTTCTGGCGAAATTAACTTTTTAGCTTGGTTTGGTGTTATCGGTTTATCTTTAAATAAATCGACTTTCATTAGATTAGCAAGTGCTCTAATTTCGTTTTCAGGCTTAGACCATTTTAACGATCCTCGCTTGTTATCTAACGTTAAACCGTAGACCTGTTGACCGTTTTCGATCAGTGCTTCAATTTCAGATTCAACGGATGATAATTGTTTTTTAATTATATCATGCGCGCGTTTCAACTGTTCACGATAAGGTTTTAAATTGTGTTGTTCAATATCCACAAACCCAATAGTTTCAGCGAAATCTAAACCGTTCATTGAAGCCTTAATTGCTGCCTGACAGTGAAGCAATGCGGAGCAATCAGCGCAATGATTACCCGTTACCGCCTCGGGATTATCACCTAGAGCCTTAGCGCCTTGACTGATCAATCGTTCTAGCATTGGTATAATTTCAACTAGTTTAACTGACCAGCAACGATCCACACCGTCAACGTGCATTGATCTAGGTTGAACTATTCTAAAATTAATTGTAACTAAATTCGGATCGAATTTGCCGCCAGTGTAAAGATCGACTAGGCCGACAGCGTAACAAACTAGCTGTGGGTTAAATCGTGTTTCAACAGTTCGATGACCGTGTTTAAAATCCCAAACGTCAAGCGTCAAAGTGGACTCGTCCCAAATATTAGCGTCGGGTGTACCTTCGCATTCAGTCGGGTGTACCCGTGGTATTTTAACATGCTTTTCAATGTTTAATTTTTGGAGCAAACCACGCTCGCCGCAAATCATTAAAACGCTGTTAACATAAGTGTCAGCAGAATCGGCCATTCCTTCGTCAATTACAACGCCGTTAGGCGCTGTTGATCCGATAAAGTCGAAAGGTATTTTAATACCCTGCGCTTTATTAGCTTTGAATGATTCTAAACACTCGGAGCCTACCCAGTGCGCCGCCGTGCCTTCCAACGTGTCGTCGGTGTCGGCTTGAGGGTGTCGCTCTTGAGATTGTACGCTAGCCGCACAGTAATAAAACGTATGGCTAGCGCTTGGTCTTAGTCTTGCCATAACTCATCCAAACGCTTACCGATTACCGGCACTAAATCAGGATAGCTCAAAAGAGACGTTAAACCGTTAACGTTGTTTTCAGCTAGAACAGCGTCGACAATGCTGGAAAATTCGGCTTTTTGTGCTTGTCGAGCAGTTATTGATTGTACCAACGATGCGAAATCCAAAGGCTCGTCATTAGTGGGCGTAGGCTCAGGTTGAGCGGTGCTATTACCTAAAACCTGACTAGCTATGTTTGATTGCGTGGTGACTGGTGCAGCTTCGCCGTTAGCGCCTATTTCAAACTCAAGCGCGCCTTCCGGTGCCACACCGTTAGCAGCGTCGGCAGCGGCTTGCATCGCCTGTTGCTCTTGCTTTACTTGCTCAATTAATTCCGGCGTCGCCTTACCTTTTAGACGATAAGAGCCGTCTTTTAGAATAGCGCGACTTGCTACGTGGATTCGATCATCCCATCGTAAGCCTTTAGTGTCGATGTGGTCTAAAGGTAACTCGTCGTTATCGCTAGTAGTTTCTTTTTTAACGCTAGCGGCGGGTTTTGTTTCTTCAACCGTTGATTTAATTCCCAGCGTTTCACCGGTTAGGTCGTTAGCTAATCCCATCAACATATCGGAAGCCCGTTGTAAGGCTTCTTTATTGTCTAGGGGTAAGGTTATACTTATGTTACTCATTGTTTTTTCACCTATTGGTTTGTTATTGACAATCAAAATAATAACACTATTGACAAAGTTGTCAACAAGAAATATTATGCTTATTCAAATTAAACAATAAAGGTTGTACTTATTAAATGCAGTTAAGGGATTACCAACTAGCCAGCGAATACGATATTAATAAAGCTTGGCAAGCCGTTAAAAATGTATTACTAGTATCGCCAACCGGTAGCGGTAAAACCGTTCTAATGGGTAAGGTGGTTAATGATCACATTGGTAAAGTTTGCGCTATCGCTCATCGTAACGAGTTAGTCGGTCAAATATCATTATCGCTAGCAAAATTCGGCGTTGAGCATAACATAATAGCTAACAATACAACGATTGCCGAAATAATCAAAACCCACATTGAGGAAACCGGACGAAAATTTTATAACCCTGTTGCAAAATGCGCTGTTGCGTCGGTTAAAACATTACTGTCACGACAAGCAAGTTTAAAATCATGGTGCGAGCAAGTAACTTTATGGGTTACGGACGAGGCGCATCATATTGTTGACGGTAACGAATGGGGTAGAGCGTGCGATCTTTTCCCTAACGCTAAAGGTTTAGGCGTTACAGCAACGCCGTTACGGGCTGACGGTCTTGGTTTAGGTCGTCATCACGACGGATTGTTTGACCAAATGGTTGTCAGTGCCACAATGAGAGAGTTGATCAACCGTGGCTATTTAACTGATTATAGAATTTTTGCGCCGCCGTCAGATCTTAATATGGAAGGCGTCAAGATTACCGGCAAGGGTGAGTTTAGTCCAAAAGAAACAAAAGAGCGTTTCAAGCGTTCAAAAATTCTAGGCGACGTAGTTAGTCACTACTTAAGAATAGCGCCTAATAAATTAGGGATCACTTTCGCTGTCGATATAGAAACAGCAAAAGAACTGACTCAAAAATATAATGACGCTGGCGTTCCGGCCAAGTTAGTTACCGGTGACACGTCAATTACTGAACGTGCTAAAATATTAAGGCAATTTAGAAACAGAGAAATATTACAGCTAGTTAACGTTGATCTGTTTGGCGAGGGTTTTGATTTACCAGCGCTAGAGGTTGTTAGCTTTGCTCGACCAACACAAAGTTACGGGCTTTACGTTCAACAGTTCGGTCGAGTTTTGAGATTGATGGACGGTAAAGAGTACGGGATCATCATCGATCATGTTGGTAACGTTGACCGTCACGGGTTGCCAGATAAGGAAAGAGTGTGGACACTTGATCGACGCGAAAAGTCAAAACGCAACAAGCACGACCCCGATTTAATACCGCTTAAAACTTGCTCGGGTTGTACGGGTAAATATGAGGCTTTTTACATTGCTTGTCCTTATTGCGGTGAAGTTAACAAACCGCAAAGCAGAGCGACACCCGAGCAAGTCGACGGTGATTTGCAAGAACTTGACCCCGAAGTATTAAAGGCAATGCGCGGCGAAATCGCTAAAATAGACGGTGCGCCTAAAATGCCACGGGGTTTAAATGGTAACGCGCAAGTTGGTGTTTTAAACAAACACGCAAAAAAACAAGAAACGCAAAAAAAACTTCGTGAACTAATAAGATGGGTCGGCGGTTATCACTCATCACAGGGTTACACCAAATCACAAAGCCACAAGTTTTTTTATTGGCGTTTTCAGATTGACGTTTTAAGCGCTCAAGCGTTGGCTGAAAAGGACGCTATAATTTTAATAGAAAAAATAGAAAGTTTTTTAAGAGATAAAGAGGTTTATTTATGAAACTATCAGAAAAAACAAGAATTGAGAAAGCTATTGAAAAAGCTATTGAAAAAGCTATTGAAAAACATGGTGAATCAAAATTTAACCGATGCGTTGAATTAAGCAAAAAAACACCTTTCAGCGTTTTCTATTGGTTGGAAAACGAAAATAATCTACTGCAAGTAAACTCAGATATGATGACAGGGAACTACTCATGAAACTAGTAATAATCGAAAGCCCTTTTGCTGGCAATGTGGACGCAAATATTGAATACGCTAGACAATGTGTCAAACATAGTTTGCTGAAAGGCGAATCACCAATAGCGAGCCATTTATTATACACTCAACCTGATATTTTAAATGACAATGATTATAGTGAAAGGGCGCTAGGAATAACCGCCGGATTAGCTTGGCTGCGAGTTGCTGATCTATCGGCTGTTTATACTGATTTAGGAATTTCAAACGGTATGCAACAGGGTATGAATCAAGCTATGAGTAACGGCGTGACTGTTGAATTGCGGAGTATTTACGAATGAAAGGTGAGCGATTTAAAAAAGTTATTAGTGTTATAAGATCATGCGAGACTATAGATCAGTTGAATGTGTGTTCGTCTTGGATCTTAAATGTCCACAGGTTTAAAAAGTTTGAAGCTTACGAGCGTATGCAGTTTTTTACTGCGTTACTCGTACAATGTGAGCAAACCAGACAAAGGAAACTAAACAATGAAAAGTGAAGCGGCGATCCAGCAAAAAAAGCAACTAGAAGAAAGTAAAAAAGGCGCTAGGCTTTGGCGTAATAATGTAGGCGCTTATTCTGACGACTATGGTAATTATATTCGCTATGGTCTTTGTAACGAATCCAAGGCCGTCAACCAGCTATATAAATCAAGTGATTTAATCGGCATAACTCCCGTTTTAATAACACCTGACATGGTGGGTCAAACTATCGGTGTGTTTACTGCTTACGAGTGTAAAAAAGAAGGATGGAAATTTAAACCGAACAACAAGCACGAACAAGCGCAATTAAATTTTATTAACCTAGTTGTATCAATGGGCGGCATTGGGGCGTTCATCAATGAATAAACTAACTTATAGAATTAGAAAATATTATGGTTTACTGCATTGCGTTACTGACGAGGAAATAGAAAGATGTTTATATGACTCGCACGGTGCTAGTGTGTGTCGTTTGAATTTAGCTTTAGAAAAACTGTCGAAAGAAATAAAAAAAATAGCAATCATCGATGCCTGTCGTTTCAAACTAGCTTTAGAAAAACTGTCGAAAGAAGCAAAAAAGGTATTAGGTCAATGATTGAACAAAACGACGCAATAACATTTTTAAAATCGCTAGGTAAAAACAGCGTTGATTTGATAGTTACCGATCCGCCTTATGATATTAAAAACACTCGAGCAGGTAACAGCTTTTTACAAGATGGGTTAAATAAAAGCCAATCAGATCTAACTGATTTAAATATCGACAAATGCGCCGGTTTAGATTGGTGTCAAGAAATACCTAGAATTCAAGGCGGCAAAATTAATTGCTATATCTGGTGTAACAAAGCGCAAATATCAATGTATTTAAATTATTTTGTCGGTCAATTAAAATGCTCGTTTGATATTATCGTGTGGTATAAACCAAACACCCCGCCGACGTACCATAACAAATGGATGAGTGATAAAGAGTATTGCCTGTATTTTAGAAAGTCGGGTTACTGTATGCCTAAAACGCACTCAGATGCTTGCACTTTGTTTAAGCATCCTATGAATGTGAAAGATAAAAAAATATATGGTCACCCGACCGTTAAACCGCTCGAAATAATCAGAAGGTTGATCCGAAATAGTAGCCGAAAAAAACAAACCGTGATTGATCCGTTTGTCGGCTCAGGAACAACAGCAGTTGCCGCGCTAATGGAAGGTCGAAAGTTTAAATGCTGTGATCTCGACCGTCATTTTGTGGCTGTGGCTCAAGCTAGAGTTATTGACACCATTGTCAACAAGGGGTTAGAATGAAACAAATAATAACAGTACAATTGAGTATTAATTAATGAAACCTAGAAGAATGAAGCCTAGCGCGAGGAAAACGCAATTGTTAGACGCGGCAGTACAAGCCGCTGGAAAGTACGGTTTTCATCAATTCAACCGCGATCACATTGCCGAGTTTAGCGGAACAAGCCCGACGCTAATAACCGTTTATTTTAAAAGTGTTAACAAACTTAAAAACGCAATCATGCGAGAAGCGTTGAGACGTGAGCATTTGAAGATCATAGCCGAGGGTATAGTGACCGGTGATCCCATCGCTAAAAAAGCGGATCGAGTTCTAAAGAAAAAAGCATTAGAATCAATAGGCGTTTAACATGAATCAAATACCAACGGCTTTGATGCCGCTTGCAAACTATAACCAGTTTGTAATTTGGCAGGCAGTACCTAATAAAAAAAACCCGAACAAATTTGATAAAATAACATTAGACCCGAACACTTTATACGCACATAACGCGCATGACCCTAAAATATGGTTTAGCGCGGCTGACGCTTTAGCAATTGCTAATAACCTTGGCCGAACTTTTGGTGTCGGCTTTGTGTTTACCAATAACGATCCGTTTTGGTTTTTTGATATTGATAATTGCACCAACGACGATGGAAGCTGGACAAATGACGCTCAATCCTTCGTTAATTATTTTACCGGTTGCGCCGTGGAAATTAGCCATAGTGGAAAAGGGTTGCATATTTTCGGTACAGGCACAGGCTACCACGCTGATCACCGTAAAAAAAATATACCATTAGGGTTAGAGTTTTACACGAGTGATCGCTTTGTTGCGTTAACCGGTGTCGGCGCTATGGGTGATGCCAGCTTTGACGCTAGCCACTTATTACCGTCATTTGTCAATTACTATTTCCCGCCTAAAACAATCGACAACACGCTAGAATGGACAACGGAACCAGTACCCGAGAGTAAACCGCTAAAAACCGATAAAGCTTTGATCAAAAGAATGAAAGAATCAACCAGCGCCGCTCAAGTGTTTGGTACTAAAGTTAGCGCCGCCGATTTATGGGATTGTAACGTTGAAAAATTAGGTGTGGCTTTTCCACCAACTAATATCGAAGATGGTTTTGATCGATCCAGCGCGGATCAAGCTTTATGTAATCACCTAGCGTTTTGGACGGGTAAAGATTGCGAACGTATCGAGCGATTAATGAGTCAATCCGGCCTTGTGCGTGACAAATGGGAAAACCGCAAGGATTATAGACGCGACACCATATTAAACGCTGTGCGCGGCTGTCGTGACGTCTACGGGTCACAAATAGCCGCTAAAGAGGCAGCAAGGCAAGAGTGGAAGCCAGAGCAACACATAGTTCACGACACCACTGTCAAAGCTAATGGTGGATCGAGAATGCTTGCTTACGAGGAACGGCCTAATTTTTTTGCAGGTCATTACTTTATGACATGTAACAGTAAGGTTTTTTGTCCTGACGGCGTTGTCAGGGGTCAAACCGAATATAATAACATGTATTCAACTGTTGAATTTTTAGAGGCGTTCGGCGGCAAGCCAATAAAAGAAGCTTGGAAAGCTTACGTAACAGCGCCAGATATGACGCGCGCGGAAGTTTACGACAGGGCTTATCGACCTGAATATGAGTTCGGCACAGTGTTCGAGGATAGCGGCCGTAGCTATGTTAATGAATATGTCAATCAAGACGGCTTGCGGGTCGAGGGCGATGCTAGCCCGTTTTACAATCACATAAAAATTATGTTACCTAACGACCAAGACGCTGAAATACTAATTAGCTGGATGGCGGCGTTTGTTCAGTATTCCGGTAAAAAGTTTCTGTGGTCGCCGTTCATCCAAGGTGTTGAGGGTAACGGTAAAAGTTTAATTGCTAGAGTGCTGACCTATTGTATTGGTGATGATCACGTTGAAGATGTTGATCCCGAGGATTTTTGTAATAGCGGCGGTAAATTTAACAGTTACATTAAAAATCACCGGCTAGCTGTATTAGAGGAAATTAAAACCGGATCAAGAAACCAAGCAGAGGCAGCGTTGAAACGTTTCATTGGTAATTCAAGAATACAAACCCAAGCAAAAGGTGTTGATCAGTTAACGATTAAAACGTGCATTAATTGGCTACTAATGAGCAATTACAAGGACGCTGTGAAAGTTACTGATCATACTCGCCGGTTTGCCATTTTGTTTTGCGCACAACAAGAAACCGAGGATCTAGCGTTAAACGATATGCAAAGAGGCGGTAAGTATTTTAGCAACTTGTTTGACTGGTTTTACAATCAAGACGGATGGGCTAAGACCGCACATTTTTTAGACACCTACAAAATACCCGATGAATTTAACCCTGCAACGCTCGCCGATAAAGCCCCTATAACGAGCAGTTTCTTAGAAGCTATCAACGAATCCAAAAGCGCACCACATCAAGCCGTCAGCGAGGCTATCACCAGCGGCAAAGCAGGTACTTTGAAAAGCTGGTTATCGGTTCAAGCTCTCAGAACAATATTACAAAACGAATACGGCATTAAACCGCCTAGCGGTAAGATGCTGGCTATTTATTTAAAACAAGAGGGTTACGTTAAGCATCCGGCGCTAACAAACCAAGGGCGAGCTACTAGGGCTATCATGCAGGAAAGCAACAACCGCTCAGTACTCTATGTCAAATCGGGCAGTATTCAATCTCAAATAGCAGATGCAACACAAGCCACCAATCAATATATGCGTGATCAAGGTTATGAGGCTGAAAATAATTATCAGCAAGGGGTTGCACAATTAAAATAGTTTTAGTATAATTATTTTACTGACTACAGAAAAAGGTGCATTTTGATGAACAAACAAAAAATAATAGGCGCTTTGCAAAGTAAAATTAACGAGCTAACCAACGAGTCGATCAAACAAGCAAAAGGTTTAAATTTTAAAAAAGTTGATTTACTAGAAGCTAAAATTGAAGCGTTTCAATCTGTTCAGGGCGAAATAATAGGCGGCGATTATGATCAATAGTCGCCAACATCACCAAAATTTTATAATTGCCGGTTATCTCAATGAGGAATGCGAATTTCAAAAAGAATTGTTTTTATCGGGAATATCTTTAAAAAAAGCGCGCAATTCATTTAACCAAGGCGCAAAACTTAGAAGGTCAATATTAAATGACACCAAGCGAACAAGCGATCAGCATGGGGCTAGAATCACTCGCCCAAGTAACGCGACTAACGGGCGTTAGTCAGCAAACACTTATTAATTGGCACAAAAACAAACCAAAGCTTTTTAAAATTGTTTTGTGTGGATGTCAGAGGAATATTAGAAATGCTAGAAATGCGAAAATTAAAAGGGAGCGGCAATAACTACTATGCTGCTTACACGGTTAACGGTCGATTGATGGAACCGTTAATAGGTAAAAAATCCGATGTGTTAACGGCTCTAGCAAGTTCAGATGCTGACGACGTTGAGCACATCATAATTAATGACGTCGAGGTTGATAAAAATGAAAAGAGCGCAAGTAGGTGTCATTTTCACACATACTAACGGTACAGGTTGGGCGTTAGGTGACGTGCCAGTTGACGCAGAGCATGACGATATTGTCGAAGTTCTGGAAAGGGAAATAACCCGAGAGTCAAAAGGTAAATACACTAATGTTAAAGTGGAAGACTATAACGTTAACGGGTATTTCGACGATGGCAAGTAAAACGAAAGCTAATTTTTTGAGACAGCTGAGACGTAAAAACAAAAAGTCGTTTGAGCATTTCGGCGTTTACTATTGTGCTAAGTGTGAGTCTCAAGTTCACGGGCATGAGCTAAACCGCGCCGGAATATGTTCTAAATGTATTCGTGACGCGCTAGCTATAGCGAGGGGTTTATAATGTTCCAACCAGATTGCGCGACCATTGAAAGCTGGAAAGCTGAACTAGCAGAAGCCGCCACCACACGGGCTAAAATTAAAGCGCTTGTTTTAGAGTTGGAAGGTTTAAGCGACGATAAAATAAGCATTGAACTAATCATCAAGAAAATTAAAAAACTTGATCCTTATTGGGGGATGTTCTAATGAAAACACTATTCTTTTTGTGGTTGTTTTCGCCGGTCGGCATATGGTCTGTTGCCAGAAAGCAACAGGAACCGTGCGATGAGTCTAACCGTTTAAACAAAGTTATTTTATTCTGGTTTGTTTTTACTAGGTATCAGCAAGTTAACCAATTATTTTACGCTAAGAGTGGATTGATGGTTGGTCAGTGGGAACTTATAAAAATAGCCACCTTCCAAGAGGGGCTTTTAGCAGAAGCGTTACCGTTTTTAAAAACCGATCTTTGGGAAACGCTTGTTATTAATTTTAAAAAGGTGGTCTAAATGGATATATTTATTAACAGTTTGATTATTATAGCAAGCACGATACTATTAGCTTTTATCGCGGTCATGCTGATCAGCTGTTTACCAAAACAGTCGATCAAAGGTCAGCCGAACACAATTAGATCGCGACTAGTAGGCGTGTTAAGCGCGTCGATAGCTGCTATTTTACTAGTGCTACTTTGGGTTTAGTTTAACCGGTAGCCATCACCGGTTTGTTTTGATGGCAATTGCTAAAGGAAATTTAAATATGAAAAAACAATTCAGTAAAATTTGGGTCTGTTTAACCGTGATGCTTGCGGTTTTTGCTATGCCTGCTATGGCTGTTAGTGATCCGGTGGCGGAGTTCACAACATCCTATATGGAGTGTGGTAAAACACATTGTGTTGTCTGTGACATGAACGATCGTTGCCATATTGTCAAAAAGCAAAAGAAGTCAAACTTTTTAGACATGTCAACGCCTGATATTAAGGTAGCAAAATATATTTGGGACTGTTCCGGCTCAGGCACTCATTGTAAAATTTGCACTAAAAACGGGTCGAAGTGTATCTACAAGAAAAAGAAAACAGCAGGCGGCACTTATGCCAAGCTTAAATGCGAAAAGGCTAAAACCTGTAAAATAATTGTCGATAAAAATAGGCGATATTCTGCCTAACTTGCCGAGCCCCGCTTTTGTGGGGTTTGTATTTTCTAAAATTCAGGTTATAATCGAGCAACTTTTAGAGTTTAACGATTTACTAAAAGGTCTAACGCGGGTTTTTAATGAGACAAAGGAATATTGTGATCAGGATCAGCGGTGAGGGTAAAGGTACGCTGATATTACTATTATTCACAGCTATTTTGCTGTTAATGTGGGTCACAGTTAGCCTAATCTCATTGCGAGATACTTTTAAGGAAACTAAGACCGAAATTAGACTTTTACAGATGCACGTTCAAGATCAAAACGCTATTTTAATCAGAGAAGGCGTTAAAAAGGTCGGCGATTCTACCACAGGGGCTACACACCCCGACAAAATGAGGCAAGGCGATGAGCGCAATGAGATGTAAGATTGTTATATGCGGTAATGAGGCGGCGAACGCTTCATTAACGTCTGCTGAAATAGCCGAGCAGATAGAAAAAGACCCCGATCTGGCTAAACGTCTTATTGAACGACAAGAAAAATACGTATCAGATATGCACCGTTTTTTTGCTAAAGTGACTAACAATGTCTGAGCCGTCAAGAGTAACGGCTTATATCCCCGTCATAGTCACTATTTTAGCTCACGTTATGTTTATTGCCTTTAGTTGGGGCGTACTCAAGGGTGAGGTTGACTCGTTTAAAAACGAGGTTAAATCGTTAAATCAAGCCATGTCATCAATAGTCGTCGAGCTTAAGAAAACCAACGAGTCGATTTATCAACTAAAAGAAAACGATATCAGATTGGAATACCAATTAAAAAACGACAGTAAACGCCTAGATCGCCTAGAAACCAAACACCCCTAATCCAATACTCCTGTGTCTGTAGTTATTAACCGCTTTAATTAGCGGTTTTTTTTGTCTAAAGTGCTTGCAATATTAAAATAGTTTTATTATAATTATTTTAACGGTTAACAAGACGGGTAAATAACAAATGGCTAATGCTGCGAAAAATATCAATTTTGACAGATTTCTAAATAAAGAAATGGACGCGTTAAGATCAACCATAATCAATCAAACCGCTAACGACCTGCTAGAATTAAAGAAAGTATTGGGTGACCCTGAAACCATAGAAGATTTGGAGCAAATAGCGCACGACTTTAGGTTTTATGCTTTAGGCTATTATTGCGGGTATGTGGACACTCACGGGACTGACCACGGGTTATCTAAAAACCTTGGGATCAGAATGGAAAAAATACTAACGCTAGAAGCGCTTAAGCGAATTTTTGATCACGTAGGGGCTGACTGATGAATAAAGCAGAAGCAATCAAACAATTAAATAAAGGTGAGAGGTTAAAGCATCCATCTTTTACCAGCGAGGAATGGGTGCAAGGCGACGGGAATGGAATGTATATTTTTGAAGACGGGTGCAGTTGTTACGCTGAGGAGTTTTGGCACTTTAGGACTGATCCTAATTTTGATAATAACTGGACAGTAATAAGAAATAGATGATGGGACAGCGAGTAGAAAATTATGCTTTCATAGATGAAGAAGGCGACGAGGTGAGGTTTAACTACGTCACCAGATGGTGCATGTGCGCTTGCGATTGCTATAGCGACGAAATCGAGCTTTTTGAAAGTGGTAGCGAAATTCCCTGCAGATTAGACATTGAAGGTTCTGAAATGAAGTGGCTAATAAAAGGATTGATAGATGGTGACATAAAACCGAGCCTTTTAACCAACCATAAGTGATAGATGATGCTTAAAGTAATGAAAAAACAGTGTGATCAATGTTTATTTACTGATAATAAAATTGTTAGTAACGAAAGGCGAAAGGATCTAATAAAAGAGATCACTTCAAAACAATCATATTTTGAATGTCACAAGGCCAGTATTGCAGGGCAAAATCATTGTTGCCGCGGTTATTATGATCAGTTAGGTCATCACTCGCAACAAATACGAATAGCTGAGAGGTTAGGTTGCGTGGCTTTTGAAGATTTAGACGAGCAACAACCATAAGGAATAGATGATGATTGATTACAATTGGATTAAAAGTTTTTCAAGCAGGTTCCCTAAAACACACATCTATCTAACTTTATTGTTTGGGACGATGGTTTTTGTTGGTGGGTTTATATTTATTTTAGCGTGGCAAGGTTCGATAAATTTTTGGGTTTTTATTAAAGAAACTTACTCGGATATGCGCTTTTTTATAGACGAGACATTGATTTACGGTTGGAAGTTAAATTTAAAAGATCTACGCGATTTGAACAATAAGGAAGGTGACGGGAAATGAATATCACTAGAAACAAAGCTATAAGCTTATACAAAGCTATCTCTGATCCAATAATCGATTTAAGAGTTGAAAACTCTTCAAGTTTTAGTATTGAAGAGATGGACGAAAAGCTATTTGAGCTAGAAAAAGAAATTGCGGAAAGGGTTAGAGTAGCCCTCAACTTAAAAAAGAATTGGTGAGCAATAACCATAAGGAATAGATGATGACTGCTAATTTAAAAGAGACCACAAAAGGAAATTACACTTTACGTCAAGAGTTATGGTGTGATGGGGAGGATGTAATCATTAGGTCAGATGGTAAAAAGCTTTATTATTTGTCGAGCCTATTCGATGAATTAGTAAATCTTGAAAAAAAAGCCAACAATAAGGAACAGATGATGAGTACTTTAAGTGAACATGAAAAAACAATGGTTAAAGCATTCTTGCAGAATTATAGTGATGTTTTAGGAAATAGAGCCTGTAATGACTGGGAATTTCCTAATGACTGGACTCATAAAGAAAAGGTTAATTTTGTTGAAGCCTACCATAAATGGAATGGTGATCCAGAAGAGTTTGATGAAAATCATTTATCTCTACCCGATTTCGCAATTGTTTCTTTTCTTGCAAGTAAAATTTGACCAACCATAAGGAATAGATGATGATCATAGAGTTAGAGTTAAAAGCAGCGGGAGGTTTTGAGCCTACAAAATCAGATATACAGAAAAACATCAACGCACTTGATGATGCTTTGTCTCGCAAGTTCAAAGGTGATACCAATATTTTACTAATAGACACAAAAAGCATTTTGATTGGTATACAGAAAAACCTAAGCGAATAAGGAATAGATGATGAATTTATTTACTGTAGAACAATATGACAAAGCAATCGAAAATTTAAAAGAAGCTAGAAAGCAGCTTATAGATGGCGTTCAAGGAAAAGTCTGCTGCGGTGTTTGTGGTGGAAATTGTCACCCAGACATGTGCGGACATAATCCTCTTTATGCTCAATATTTATGTAATCAGTTTTCTCAGCAATCTCAAGCGCTGCATATCACGCTGCACAGGCTATCGGGATTTGATACCTATATGGGGGAACCTGTAGGAATTGCGAGAGTTGTATCACCGCAACCAACCAGCAATAAGGAATAGATGATGAGTGATTTTAATAAAGAGGATGTTATCACTATTGCCAAAGCTCTGGTGAACGGTTTTGTTGAGTGGGATTGTGCAGGCTCAGCCTTTTCAGATTTTGACGGGTATGAGTGTGGTTTTTGTGATGCTGACAAGGTTGAAAATTGTAATGATATAAAGCATGACCTTGATTGCCCTGTATTAGTTGCTCAGGATATTTTAACCAACCATAAGGAAGGTAACGAGAATGAATTATAAACAACGGCTCGAACTAATGGTTAAGAGGGTGGATATTTTAACAAGACTTAGAGTTTGTCAGGCTCGACAATGGGATGCTCCATGGTTTGATGGCAGGTATTATGGCGCTATTCGCAATCCTGACGGCGTTGTTTTCTCGAGGTGTTCAGTATGAATAACCTAACACAAGAGCAAGTGAGTGAGTTGAGTGATCACAACCTAACCAAAAATATAGTTTTACTCCTTGGCCTTACATTACATCACAAACAGTATGAGCAAGACGCTGTTGTTATCTGGGGGGATGAGTTTGACAATGGAGATATTGACACCTATTTAGTTGACTACTGCAACAACTGGAATGATTTGATGCCTTTGGTTGTTGAGCATGCGCTAAAAATACAAACATTTAAAAGGAGAAATAAATTCTTAGTGCGAGTGATATTAAATGATAATACCGACTCTTTCACCGCTGGCGCAAAAACCTTACAACGCGCCCTAGCTGAATGTCTATTTCTAGTACTACAGGAAAAAGCTAATAATGGAAACTAAAGAAGCTATCGAGATTTTAAACGAAATGAAAGACTCGCCATTTAAATGGCAGTCTTGTAATAACGCTATCGACCATGTGATCGTTAAGGTTAACGAGTTAGAAAAGCAATTAGCCCAAGCTAATTATGATTTGGGTATGACTCAAATAAACCTTGAAAGTCAAACTAGATTATTAGAGCAATGTACCATGGCTTTGACTCGCAGTAATGACGCATTAGTCGAGTCAGTACCCAAGAGCGAAATAACCGATGCCGTACAAACTCTAAAAGATTTGGCTGACGGATATGAGCAAACAGATCAAGAGTCTAAAGTATTAGCCGTGACGCGTTGTTATAGTTTAATTGAGAGGCTATTAAAATGAGCATGCAACGAGAATTGAAAAAAATTAATTGGTTACTTGACTTGCTGACGGTTTGCTTTGTGGTTGTTTGCATGATTGCTGTTTTCGCATTGCAACGGGACGCCAGCAACCCTTGTCAAGAAGAATTTAACCTGCCAGTTAAAACCCAAGTAAAAAAAGTAGGGAGATCAATCCCTCATAAACCCGACCGGCCTGATATGGTCATCTTAATCTGTGGAGAATAAACAGAATGAAAATAACTAAACGAACGGAAAAAATAGAAACAACTGCTTTTGAAATTCCTAAATCAGTAATAGGTGAAATGGTCAAAAATTATATTAAACATAAGGGTTATTTTTTAATTAATCAGCGCGAATTTGAAACCGCGTTAAATGAAAATGGCGTCACCCTAACAGTTAAACGTAAAAGCCGTTCATCTTCAAGCACCCTGACAAAACCACCAGCGCCGTCAGCACCGTTACCACCAGCGCAGGCACATGTTAACGGCGTACAGGTTGAACTATACGGTACATACCGGTTGATCCAAAGCGACAACGCCAAACCGTTTAACATTAATGATAAATTAATCTGCGTTAAAATTGAGGAAGGTCAGCCGTATTTTAGAGCTAGCTATCAGTCGCAACAATCACCAGCTTTAGCATTAACTAGGTCAGAACGCATTGAACCGGTGACCGACGATGAGTAATTTTTGCGTTGTTTACCACGTTGCACCATTCGGTCAGGTTTTAACGAGAATTGGTAAATCGTGTAATCGATATAGCATCGTCATAAGCTTTATAGTCGATGGGAAATTTATTGATTTAACTGTTGACGGGTTTAAAAGTTTTGAAATAGCAAAAGCCTGTTTTGACGAATTAACATTTAACGACATTAAAGAGGCTGTGGAAACTGCCGCTGACGATTTAATTTAACTTGCCTACTTGCGCGATCTACTAGACATCTAAGTAGTAGACACGCGCAATCCCTTACCAGATACAACCTGCAGCGCCGTTTGCCTACTTGTCTAGTTATTTCCGACTTCTTATATAGATATACTATTATTTATTACTATTATTATTTTATTTATTTACTAATAGACTTATTTATAAGTAGACAAGTAGACAAGATGGTATAAAAGACTTTAGTTATCAGCAACTTACGTTTGTCTACTTACATTTACAACTAGGCATTAAACTAGACAGAAACCCGTGGAAGCCCCGCAGCACCTAGCCTGTAGGCTTTTTGATAAGTAGACAAACAAATTTTAATTGCTCTGACTAAAGGCTATTGGCTATAATCTCGGGACTATGAGCAATAAACTACACCTAACAGAACAAGAACAGAAATTCGTTGAGCATTATTCTATTCACGGAAAGCCAACAGCGGCTTACCTATATGCGGAATACTCCGATATGAGTCCTCAGCTAAACGCTACGGAAGCGCAGAAGATTTTAAAACGCCCGCACGTAGCCCTCAGATTATATGAAATTCAAGTTGCTGCTACAGAATTGATTTCTGTGAGCGTCGCGCAAAAAAAGCAATGGTTGAAAACGATTATCGAAAAATCGCTAGAAATAATGCAAGATCCGAAAAGCAAAAAACATCAATTAGCCGGTGATTTGAAAGCAGCGATAACGGCAATAGCCGAGTTAAACAAAATGGACGGTGATCTAGCGGCGCAGAAAAAAGAAATAACCGGCGCTATTGGTATTAGTATCGACAGTGACGATGACGACCTTTAAAAAAACCCCCAAGCAAAAAGAAGCAACCAAACTATTAGCCGCTGTAAAATATGCGCTACTTTTCGGCGGTAGTCGATCCGGTAAAACGTTTTTAGCTGTTCGCTCAATTGTTGTTAGAGCCGCTAAAGTTAAAAGCCGTCATTTGATCGCTCGATTTAGATTTAACAGTGTCAAAACGTCAATCGGGATGGACACGCTACCTAAGGTGATGGCGCTTTGTTTTCCTGATTTACCTTACAAGTTAAACAAAACCGATTGGTTCGTGGAATTACCTAACGGCTCGCAAATATGGCTTGCTGGTACTGACGATAAAGAAAGAACGGAAAAAGTATTAGGTACAGAATTCAGCACTATTTATTTTAACGAATCATCACAGTTCGTCGACTATGACACGATCACAACATTGTTAACCCGCCTAGCAGAAAACGCCGGATTGACAAACCGCGCATGGTTTGACTGTAACCCGCCTAGCAAAAAGCACTGGACGTATCAAATATTTGTTAAAGGTTTAATGCCAGTTACTAAAGAGCCTGTACCTAATTTCGAACGGGATTATGGTTATATACTGATGAATCCAGCCGACAACATGCAAAACTTACCGGCTGACTATATTGAGACATTACAAAGTATGCCTAAGCGTCAAAGGCAAAGATTTTTGGAAGGTAAGTTTTTACTCGATGTCGAGGGCGCTTTATGGAATCAACAGATGATCGACGCGGCGCTGGCAAAGGATGAACCGTGGAACTTAAGGCGCACAGTGATAGGCGTTGACCCCGCGACAACTAACGAGGAAAATTCTGACGAGTGGGGAATAGGCGCGGCGTCGGAATACAATAACAAGGATTACAGTGTTGATGCTGACTATACGTTGAAAGCGTCACCGGCTACGGCTGTTCAAGTAGTTATTAACGCTTACGAGAAACACGACGCCGACGCTGTTGTCGTCGAAACTAATCAGGGCGGCAAAATGATCGAGGAATTATTGCGTAATGCAGGGTTCACCGGTCGAATAATCAACGTACATGCCAGTAAATCTAAATTCAGCCGAGCCGAACCGATAGCGGCATTGTATGAGCAAGGGCAAGTTAAACACCGCCAAGGGTTAGATGAATTAGAGTCCGAGCAAATGGAATACGTACCGCTAACGTCTAAAAAATCACCTAATCGTTTAGATTGGTTAGTGTGGGCGCTGACCGAATTGAGCAAAGGTAACTTGCAAGCTGGCGGCTTTTAGTCTTATAATCGCGTTAACTTGTATTTTTACTATCCTTTCACATTAATAGCGAGTTCTAAAATGTAATGTCTGAATCTGCTAACGTTTTTGAAATAAACAACACGCACAAAAAAGAAGGCGTAATAATTAACGCGCTCCAATCGGCTGTTAGGCGGTTGTCGGCTTCTTTTGGTTTTGGCGTGTCACCAGACGGCAAGCGAGACTATAACGCATTGTTTGGTTACGGTACTGATTTAACGTACTCTGACTTTTACGGAATGTATAAGCGCGGCGGCTTGGGTAATGCTGTTGTTAAGAAAGTAGCCCGAGCCTGTTGGGGTGAAAAGCCTAAATTAAAAGTAGGCGAGCAGGAAGTACTAGAAAACGAAATAGCGTTACTTGCCAAAAAGGGTTTTTTCTCAGCACTGCAAAAGGCTGACATCCTCAACAGAATAGGTAATTTTAGCGTATTGCTGATCGGACTACCTGACGGTCAGGATTTAGATAAACCGCTTGGTAAAGTCGGCACGCTGGAAAAATCAATTAAGAATATGTATTTCAACGCTTACAACTATGACGGCGTGACGATCACAAAATACGATGAATCGCCAACAAGCCCACGGTTTAACCTTCCAGAAATTTATCAACTTCAAACATCGGTAACCAGCGACAAAGCAAAAGATACGTCGTTTAAGGCGATTAACGTTCACCATTCACGCATAGTTCATTTCGCTGAGGGTTCGCTAGAGTCCAGTATTGAAGGTGAAAGCGCGCTAGAGCCTATATGGAATTCTTTGCTCGATTCTGAAAAGGTCAGAGGCGGTAGCGGCGAGGCATTCTTTAGAAACGCACGACAGCAGCGAGCGCTAGAAGCTGATAAAGACAGCCAGCTAGAAGCGGGATCAGAAGCACTAACCAAGCTGAACGAGAACATACAGGCGTTTGATAACGGATGGGAATCGACGTTAAGACTTAAAAATATGAAAGCCAATCATTTACCAATCTCTAGCATTAGCCCTAGAGATACGTTTGATATATGCGTGGAAACCATTAGCGGTGAAACCGGTATCCCTGTTAGAGTTTTAACCGGTAAGGGTGGCGGTCAAACTACCGGCGAGGAAGATAGAGCGAGTTGGAATCAATTAATAATGGATCGTCGCGATGACTTTTGTGATCAAATTTTATTCAGAGCGTTAGAGATTTTAGCTGATTGTAGCGCGATTAATTTGCCCGATAACGCAAAGACTGAATGGCCTCCGCAACGCTCAACAACTGAAAAAGAGCAAAGCGAAATTAACAAAAATAAGGCTGACACTTTTGATAAAGTAGTGACCGCGATGGGTAAGCCTTACGGTGATGAGGCTAAGGCTAACGATGTTCTAGCGGCTGTCGGTCTTGATGATATAAAAATTGATGATTCTAAAATCGAATTAGATAACGAGCCTGAGCCGGACGAAGATTTAAACGATGATAAGCGACAACCCGACGAAAACTAGAGGGATAGAAAAGGCTTGGCGTCGTGAAATTAACAAACGATGGCGGCAATTTACCCGAGAGGTTATAGCCGAATTGAAGCGCGTTAATCAAATTACTGTTAACGCTTTCGACGTCGACCCTATACAATTAAGGGCTTATATCGCTTTTTTTCAACAGAAAATAAACGAGTTGCTTAATGGTGATTGGCAGAATACGTACCAATTGAGGGCTTACGAGTTAGCCATTGATCGCGCTATGCAATCATTAAGAGCGAGCGGCGCACGAACGGCGATCACTCGAACAGATCGAGAGTTAGCCGCTAGAATCGAATCTTTTACAGCCACTAGTTCTTTAGGGATCAGCGCTGTAGACGTTGCCCGATTCCCAATACACCAAGAAGCGTTAAGTTTTTTATTTACTAGGTCTTTTGAGTCGTTAGAAGGATTTAACTCAACAATGAGTCGACAAGTAAGGCAAATACTTTTTGATTCGGTTGAGCAAGGGTTAGGTGTCGCCGAGACTGTGAGGTTAGTTAAAGAACGAATAGCGGTTAGTCGTTCAAGAGCAAGGTTGATTGCCCAAACAGAAACTATACAAGCCTACCAACGAGGCACTATTAACCAAGCGCAATTGGCACAAGAACAGCTTGGGGAAACGGTAAAACTAAGATGGCTAACACGGCGAGATGCTAAGGTTAGACCGTTACATGTGGGCTTTCACGGGCAAATTATGACCCAAAAAGAAGCTAGACGAAATATAGCTATTAGCCCTTACAATTGCCGGTGTGCGTTGTCTGCTATAATCAAAGAGTCAGACACGCCAGAAAAAACAGCTAAATTTAAAAAGGAAAAACGCCAGTTAGAGGCGTTGACACCTTGAACCACTTAGAATAGGATCGAAACTATGAGATTTTCTATTAACAGTAAAACCAGCGGCAAATATACCGAGGAAACGATCAACGGTAGGAATCATATTGTCACGACGATGCGCCCTATTGTTGGCGATATTTCGATGAATAAAGTATTTTACCCAAACGCCGAAGTTAAAAAATCTTACACTCAATTAAACAACTTGCCAGCGCCTAACGGTCACCCGAAAATAAACGGCGTCCATGTTACGGCATTTAGTCCTTTAGCTATGAACGCTTTCAACGTCGGCGGGTTCATTAGAAACCCTAAGATGAAAAACAAAGAAGTTTACGCGGAGTTTGTGATCGACGAAACGGTTGCAAACACTAGCGACGACGGCAAAGAAATTATCAGACGGATCAAAGAAAATGAGAAAATCGGAGTTTCTACCGGTTTAAATATCCAACAAGTCACTAACGCTAGCGGTAAGGATGACTTAGGCGTTGAGTATGAGCGCACCGGATCAGGTTTTAATTTTGATCACGTTGCTATATTGTTAAACGAAAAGGCAGCAGGCGAGCACGCTGGTACTGAGTTAGTATTAAACACAGAAGATGATAACGACCCGATTTACGTTGTTAATCTTGATGTTGGAAGTATAAACGAATTGTCTGTTGACGAGTTGAGAGACGACCTTAACGGGTTGTTAAGAAAAAACAATTCTGATAAAAGTGACGTTTGGATAACTGAAATTTTCCCAGAATCAAAACATATTATTTGGTCTGTTTACCAAGACGGCGAATATCGATTGTTCAAACAGTCCTATCGCGTCGATACTATTGATGGTAAAGAGAACGCCGTTTTACTAGACGATGTGTCTCAAGTAGTATTGAAAAAAGAGTTCAAACCCACCACCACTAACCAAGAGGATGACGAAATGAACAAAGAAATTTTAGTTCTTTCGATTATCGCTAGCGTTAACAATTCTTTCACTAACGACGATAAGGAACGCTTGACGGCGATGAACGAATCTGAGTTAGTGAAAGCTTTGGAAACGCCGGTTGATGATAATCAAGCCAAAGAAGTTTTAACCAATAGCGGTTTTGACTTTAAAGGCTACGATTCGTTTGTTGCTAATAAAGATGCTTTCGAGTCATTTTTAAAAGCAGAAAACGAGAAGTTAGACGCTCTCAAAACTGAGATTGTCGCAAATTCTGACTACACCGTCGAAATGCTAGAAGGTAAAACGTCAGACGAACTAGACACCATAAACGGGCTTGTTGAGAAATCAAAAAGCGCGGTTAGAGTTGGCGAGGGTCAATCACCTTCAAAAACTGTGGCGTCTATTAACAGTTACGATATGTAACAAGGGGCTACCATGTCTAAAGTAATTCAAGCAACAGGCGGCGACGCGGGTAACCCTATCGTCGACGAGGCTAAGGCAGCAGCGGGATCAGCTATTATGGCGGGTCACTTGGTCGAAGAAACCACAGCGGGAGAAGTGCAACAGCATTCCACTGCGGCAGACGGGGCGCAAAAGCTGATTGCTTTACCAAACACGGCTAACGGTAATAGTACTGACGTCGCTTACGCAGTAGGCGAAACAGTGCGTTACGGTTGTTTCCATTCAGGCCAAAAAGCCTATATGAAACTAGCCGCAACAGCTACGGCAGTAACTATCGGGGCGGCTCTTGAAAGCGCTGGCGACGGGACTGTTAGAGTATTAACCACAGACGCAGCAACCGACGACACACAACGTAACAGTGTGGTCGCTTATGCAGTTGAGGCCGTTGATAATTCAGGCGGCGCAACTGAGGCGTTTATTAAAGTGAGGGTTGCGTAATGGGTAACTTAATCAAAACAGCATTCGGCAACGACCGATCAGCGCACGCGGTAAATATTGCGCTACACGCTAACAACTGGGCAGAGTACGAGAAGATACATAAAGACGTTTTCGCAGAAAATAACTTGCGTAAATATCATGTTGTCGACTCGAGCGGTAAATTAATCGCTAACGCTGATGACGCTCTTGAGTTAGTACATCACACTAACGGTACAGTCAGACACGAGGATTTTTTAGTTATTCGTGACATGGTTGTCGAGGTTAGACGACGCGATTTAACTGGTATTAACGATTTGAAAGCGGCTGGACTAACGTTCAACGCTGACATTGGTGATCAGTTGGTTGGTTTTGAAGTGATTAGCGAGTTCACCGAAGCACAACAAGAGATGAACCCGCAAAACTTTGATAACAACGATATCGTTTACACTGAGGATTTTGTTCCGAATCCAATTACACACAGTACGTTTAATGTGCCTTGGAGACAACAAGGTTTTAACTATAAGCGATCAGCAGGTTTAGCAGAGTCATTACGTCAAACAGCAGAACGTTTAGAAGAAACTTTGTTTAATGGTAATAGTAATATTGCTGTTAGCTACAATGGTTCAAACTCCACAATCTATGGTTACACCACTGATCCTAACCGTGGTACTGGTACAATTACCGATTGGACGCTTAACGCAACTAATCGTGATTTGATTGTTTCAGAAGTGATCACGCAGGTCGGCGCTATGTATAGCGACCAAGGCGGGGTGGCTAATGATAGTGTTGTTCTTTATGTGTCTAACGATTTTTGGACGATCTTTCAAAATGATTATGTTGATGGTCAGCCGTCAAAAACCATTTTAGCAAGACTCCGAGACATTGCGGCCATTAAAGATGTTAAACCGGCTGAAAAGCTAGCGAGTAAATCAGCGGTATTAGTTGAAATGCGAAGCAGAGCGGTAGAACTAGCAATAGCTAGTGACATTATCGTAACCCCGCACACTAAAACTAACCCGATGCAACCGCAAGCAATGACCACTTACGCGGCTATGGTTCAAAAAATCAAAGCTGACGCAAATGGTAATACAGGCGTTAGACATCTAACAATCTAAACCCTAAAAACTAACCGTCTTTAATCGGGCGGTTAGTTTTATCATTGGAGAATTTCAAAATGGCTAAGTCCAAAACTGAAAAATACATCGTTGTTAAATCAGGCGTTTGTTTAGACCCTAAAAGCACTAAATCCGAAAAAATCGGTGCGGTTGTCAATCTAACATCTGACAAAGCAGCTTGTTTAGTAGGTAAAGTACAAAAAGCTAGCGAGCATGCAGCGGAAGATAAGCCTAAGGCTGATGCAAAACTGGTGAAAGAAAACGACAAGCTTTTAGCATCGATTGAAGAATTAACCGACGCTAACACCAAACTAGGTGAAGAAAACGACAAGCTTTTAGCATCGATTGAAGAATTAACCGACGCTAACACCAAACTAGGTGAAGAAAACAAAATGCTCAAAGAGCAAATCGGTAAGTTAACCGAGCAAATCAGTAAACCAGCCGAGTAAGGTTATTCAAATGAGTAGAACAACAGCATGCGAGGTTAAAGCTATCAGGCCGACTGACGTTGACGTCGAGCCTATGATTGTGGCCGCTAATGCTGTTGTTACTCGCATTAATACTGAAAGCGGTAAAACATTTACCGACGATGATTTAGCCGCAATTGAACTATGGTTAGCCGCTCATTTGGTAGGCACTATTGATCCGGTTGTAGCAAAAGAAAAATTCGAGAATTCAGACATTACTTACATGGTTGGTAAAACAGATCTAACCGGTGTAATGTCTGATAAATATGGACAAACAGCTAATATGCTGGCTAGAGGTTGTTTAGCTGATTTAGACAAGCCGCTAGCATGTGTTACTTTCGTACAATGATTACAAGCCGAATGAAGCTACCACATAAAATGACTTATTGGTTGCCTACAGCTAATAATGGTACAGGCGGTAAAACTTGGGCTAGTCCGGTAACGGTTGACGCTAGGGTTGCTGACGTTGATAAAATAGTCAACACACCGGAAGGAAAGCAGCACCACGCGACGAAAGTATTTTATTCTAAAACCACATTACCTTTAGGCGCTTATGTAGTGCAGGGTGAAACAACAGCATCGACACCGAGTAGCGAGGCGAAAGAAGTTAGGATGTCGAACCTTAATAGCTCAATGACTGATCTTAAATTAGCGACCGTTTAAAATGAAAGTTAGAGGCGTCAGGCAGGTTATTGGTAATTTGAATAAGGAAATAAAAAAGATAGAAGGCGATACACGACTAGGTTTAATGGCGGCTGGCATTTTTATTGAAAATGAAGCGAAAGAAATAACGCCGCATGATAAAGGTGTTTTAGTATCGAGCGCTTACCACCACGTTGATAGGGTTGGTAATGATTGGGCGTTGAGAGTTGGATACACCGCCAAATACGCGCCGCACGTACACGAAATGCCTAACAGCGTTAATTGGAGCAAGCCGGACACAGGCAATAAGTTTTTATTTAAGGCTGTTTTTAATAACGAGGCTAACATTTTGAGAATTATTAAAAATAGGATCCAATTTTGAACGCTGTTAGTGTGGATATAATGCAATTACTAACTGATAACAGTCTAGGAACAGTCGGCGTTGATTTGTTCGCTATGGGCTGGGGTGAGGGGGTGGACGCTCAAACTTTAGTTATGGATCAGTCAGGTAGAGACAGCGCGTTAAAAGAAGTTTACGAAAACCCGCTTTTTCAGATATTGGTTAGAGGTGACAAAAACGGTGATCTTAACACCGCTTATGGTACTATTAGATCAATACATGAGTTTTTAATTGCTCAACCGACAACGCAAATCAACGGTGAGGATTATTTAGGCTTTGAACCTATAGGTAGTATAGCACCGTTAGGTCGAGACGATAATGATCGCCCAGTGTGGTCAATGAATTATTTTACATTTAGAAACCCTATTTAACGAGAGGATCGCATCATGGGAAATACAGTAAAGAATCGAGATTATGTACTATCTCTTTCAACAGATTCAGGCACAACGTTTAACCCGATAGCCGGTATTCGTACTAAAAATTTGACGCGCGAAAACCCGATAGCGGATGAAACAAACCAAGCGACAACCGGTAATGAAACAGAAGCTTGTTATACCGGTTATAGTACCGTCACATTATCAGCAGCGGCGGTTAGTGACGTCAGAACGGCATCACTAACGGCTTTAAATTCGTTTATAGCTACTGCTAACGGTAGTGACCCGACAGCGCTATTAAAGCTTGAAAATGCCGCGCTCGGTACGTATGAAGGCACGTTTATCATTACTAGCTTTTCTGGCGGTGGTGAGCAAAACGGGTTAGTCGAGTTTGATTTTGCACTACAAAACGAGGGTGCTATTACATTTACAGCAGGAGTGTAGAACTTGTCATCTAATAAATTGTTAGGACAAATAGATATTGAATGTGGCGACGATATCTATTTGTTTAAAAGTGATTTTTCTTTTTTAGCCACACTTAACGAAAGCCACGCTGATCCGATGACTGTGTATGTCGATTTGGCGAATGGTAAAAGCGACCCGCTAGCAATCAGAGAAATTATGCTAGCGTCGATTAAAAGTAAAAACGGTAAGCCGGTGCTTAAGCCTAAAAAAGAAGTTGAAGAATTGATCACCCGATATGGTTTACAAGAATGCTGGATTTTATGCCGTCACCTTTTAGCTTATGCTATGGTTGGTGATGAAAAAAAGTCCGAACTGCGAAACATGACGCCGAGCAAGTTGACGCAGATAATTACAGAGCCTTTCCTCTTGGAGAGTTCGAGAAATCGGCGCTTATTATGGGTGTATCATCTGGCGATTTCTGGGGCTTATGTATGTTTCAGTTTCAGCGTATATATTCTGCTTACTGCGCTAAAAATAATCTGAGAGAGGATGGTACTAGTAAGGATAAAATCTCTAGGGATGAGTTACAAGAACTAATGGCGGCTAACGGTTATGGCACTTAAACTAGGCAGTTTGTTTGTAGACATTGGAGCGAATACCGATCCATTACGTCGTGCCGACAAAGAAGTCAGACGAACCGCCGCCGGAATGGGTACAGCGTTCAGCAAGCTAGGCGGTATAATAGCCGCCGCGCTTAGTTTCCAAGCCGTTAAAAGCACAATTATGTTGGCTGACAGCATGACTCAATTGGATCAGAAAATTAAAAATGTTTCTCGATCGGCCAAAGAATTCCAAACAGTCAGAAAAGGCGTTAGAGATATTGCCGCCGAAACTGGAAACTCCATTCAATCTATTTCCACATTGTCACAGCAATTATTGATCGCCGGTGAGTCTATTGGGGCTACTAGTGACGAAATAGTTTTGATGACTAATAACTTAAATAAACTAGGAACAATAGGCGGGTCGTCGTCCGAGCAAATGAGTAATGCAATGCTACAATTCGGTCAGTCTATGGCTGGCGGTATTGTCAGGGCTGAGGAATTTAATAGCATTGTGGAAAACACGCCGGTTATTGCTCAGTCAATCGCTAAGGGATTAGGTACAAGCGTCGGCAATTTGCGAAAAATGGTTAACGATGGAACCGTTTTATCCGAGGATGTTTTCGAGGCGCTTAAAAGTCAAACCGAATCAATTAACGATACCTTCGCCAAAATGCCGTTAACGGTCGACCGTGCGAGCGGAATGATCGCTAATTCTTTTGCTGTTGCGGTGCAAGAAATAGATCAAGGGTTTAGTGTCACAGAATCGCTAGCCGAGACAATGAAAACTATTAGCGATTTGATCGCTAGCGATTTAGTGCCAGCCGTGGACGAGGTTTATTTACAGTTTAAAGAGATTGCTATTCTTTGGGATGAAACAACCGCTAGCGCTAGGAGTGCAACCGGTGAAACTTTAAACTGGGGCGCGTCGTTTGGAATAATTAAAGACTCGATCAAGTTTATATGGAACGCAATTGTTAACATTCCTAATAATATTAAGGATATGGCTACTATTTTAATAGGTACTTTCGATCAGGCGTTCACAATAATTTCAACCAATATTGAACTATTCGCAAAAACGACAAAAGTGACTTTCATTAACGCTTTTGAATTGGCTATTGCTTCAATGAGGGCGGCATTTGCTGGTTTTATTGGTAATTCACAAAAACTACTTGCTGAAATGTTTAGTTTCTTTGGTGCTGACGATATAGCTGACAGCATACGGATGACCGGCGAAGCGACCATTACAAGCGGTCAGGCTGTTGTTGACGCGTTCGAGGAACAAAAAGCGTTAAGAATAGAACAACTTAACGAGGAAAAAGCAGCCATAGAGGAAATGGCAAACATAAGAATTGAAGCCTCTCAAATAGCGATCAGCATGGGGCTTGAAGAAACAGAGGCGTTAAAAAAACAAGTTAAAAAACGCATTGAAGAAATGCGAAAGGAAATAAAAGCTAGACGAGATGTCACCAAGCAAGTCACCAAAGACGCTGAGACTAAAACCAAAACGGAAGCGGTTAACTATGAGCAACAACAGAAAAATTTAGCAGCGGCTAATCAAACTGTCGGTAATTTGAGACAGGCGGGATTGATTGACGCTAGAACAGATGCCGCCGCGCAAATAGGTATAAGCGCCGCCACCGCAATCAGTAAAACAAGCGAATTAGGATTTCCGCAAGCTATACCGTTTATCGCTCAGGCTCTCGCTACTATCGCCACGGCTCGCAAACAGTTAAGCGGGTCAGGCAGGGCTAACGGTGGTACAGCTACCGCAGGTTTACCAATACCGATAAACGAGCGCGGCACACCTGAGATGTTTATTAATAACGCCGGTCGTCAATTTTTATTGCCGGATCAAAGCGGATCTATCGTACCATTAAGCGCAGGCGGCAGCGATGGCGGCGGCGGTATGAGTGTGGTAATTAATAATAATTCTGACGCTGTTGTCAGTGAACCAACTATTACCCGTGGCGAAATGATGATCGAAATTAACAACGCCATCGATACAGCCGTTGATCGTGTGGACTCGAGTTTAGCAACACAACGAGGATCGACCGCCGAATCGTTACGCAACGGATTTTTGCAAACTAGGAATATCTAAAAATGCCTGTCACCTATCCTGTCAATATGCCTGTACCTTTAGTTAAAGGTTATTCGGCTGTTGACGATACTAAATTTAGAAAGGATAAAATTAAACAGTCGCCTTTAAAATATAGAAAATTGACTGACACCGGATCGATGGTTATAAAGGCTCAATGGTCGCTTAACGCTTTAGAGTTTCAAGTATTTGAGGGTTGGTATCGACACGACCTATATTATGGATCTAAATCTTTTGATATGAATATTAAGATTAACGGCGGCTCAAGTTCGCACACTTTTTATTTTCCCAATAGTTATATAACCACGATGAAAGGTAAACTATTCATAGTAAACGCGTCGCTTTTAGCTTTAGATAAAAACTATGATGACTTAGCAACCTACGAAGCGGCTAGAGATAGCCTAGCGGGTGTTTAAATGGCTGAACTTTACCCTACTAATATGCCGTTACCGCTGATAACCGGTTACACTCAAGGGAGCGCAAACCAAGTAGAACAAGTGGACGTTGAGATCGGCGCGCCTAGATTTGAATTTAAAGTTGATACAGTCAACATGCCCGTCAAGGTTCGATGGTTGTTTGACGATATACAGATGCAAGTTTTTGAAGGCTGGTATTTTCACGTATTAGATAGTGGTACTAAATCTTTTGATATGGATCTAATCGTTGGTGGCGGTGCTAAATCACACGAATGCTATTTTCAAAAACCCTACAAAATAGCGCTTAAAAATAAAAAATGGTTGGTTACTGGCGATCTTAATGCTGTCTCTAAACAGTACGATGATTTAGCGACATATCAAGCGGCGGCTGCGTTACTAGAAGGACTACCGCCACCGGAAGTTCTACCCGCTGGTTTGATTGCTTATTGGAAATTTGATGATGACGGCGGCGCAACGCTAGACCCTACCGCTGACACCAGCACGGAAGGATCTAACCATGTATTAACATCTAAATACGGCGCTAAAGAATTCGAGTCACCAGCAACAGGCAGCGTAAACAGTGTTACAGCATGGAAGTGTAGAAACGCAGGCGGAACAACAAGCGGTTATGTGGCCGCGCCGAATTCTGATTTTGATTTAGGTAAAGATTTAACTATTATATTTAGCGCTAGAGTTGATGACACAGGTACATCGAGTAACGCCAAATTCGTAATGGTGATGTCACGGGGAACTTTCCTTTGGGATTGGTCAGTCTACTATAGGGCTAGTACGAAAGAATTCAGATATGATCCTGTTTTTAATAGTGTGGCAGGAAACACAGTCACAGCGACGCCTGACAGCGGTGTTTGGTATAGAATAGCGTTCGTTGTTGATTCAGTGTCAGACACTTGTAAAACCTATGTTGATGGTGTTGAAGTAAGGGAAGAACTTGCCCCCTTCGCGGCTCAATACGACCCTACAGCAGAATTAATGCTTGGCGGGTCAGCATCCGCCTCAGAATCTAATTTTTTCGGGTCTTTAGATCAAGTTAAAATACTAAACAGGGTTATGACTCCCGCAGAAATATTAGACGAATATGAGAATTATTAAAAATGGCAGCAATAGACGAATACAAAAAGTTTGCGGCAAGTATGCCCGAGTCAGAAAGGGAGTACAGAACTATCGAATTATATCATCCTGATTTCTCATCGACTTTGAGATTTGTTGCGTCGTCGGTTGATGAAGGTTTAACGCTAGAGTCAGACGCACCGCGCGACGCCTCGGTTAAAGTTAATTTTGTTGGCATCAATATGAAAGTCATAGAGCCTCAAGAGAGCGGCGAAATTGAGCAGATTTTAACTGTTAGTATCGGCGGGGTTGGCGGTGAGGTCAATAACATTATTGACGAGCTAACCGAAGCGGGACGGCTGACACCTATCGATCTAATCTATCGTAAATTTTACAGCGGTGATGGTGGAGCGGAGCCGGTCATTGTGGTTAAACTGTCGGTTGCTGATGTATCAATGAAAGGTTACGAGCAAGTAACTTTTACGGCTGAGGACATCGACTTCGCAACTAAGCGAGCCGGTGAACTTTATTTAATAGAACGTTTTAGCGGGTTAAGGTCTTTATGATTGATTATAACGATTATGTAGGTATTCCTTGGGTTTGTGGTAAAGCTGATTTAGACGGCGCTGATTGTTGGGGTATTGTCTGCATTGTATATTTGGATCTGTTCGGCATAAGGTTATCACATTTTAACCCAAATGATATAAATTCCACGGAGAAAACCGCCGATAAAATTAAAAGCATTAAGCGCAAGTCTGACGATTGGGTCAAGGTTGCTAGGCCGGTTGACGGCGACGTTGTTGTTATGACCAGTCGAAAAACTCTGAGGCCAGAGCATGTTGGGGTTTTCATAAAAGGCGGTTTTGTGCTACATTCACTAGTTAGAGAATCCGGCGCATCTGAGATCCACAGTGTTAAACACCTTAGTAAACTATTCAAAAGGTTAGATTTCTATCGTTATGCAACCTAGAATAACAATTTACCATGACCCCGAAGGGATCAACAAAAGAGAATTAATTTTTCTTAAAACTGGCGATAATCTAGCTGGTTTTTTGATGAATTTATATCCTGACGGTTTTGTTACGCCGACCGCTATTTTTAGTAGAGAAGTTAGTGAAGAAACACGAATAGATTTAGACGATTTTGAACAAGTAAACATTGAGTTAAAAGACCACGATCACTTTATTATCGTACATCGTCCTCAAGGTGTTGAGGTTGTTGTCGCTATTATCGTAGCTGTGGTTGCTGCTATAGTATTAGCGCCGGATGTTAACCCGCCACCAATACCAGAAAACCCAAATTTCCCCAAGACAAGCGAAAGCCCAAACAACCGACTAACAGGTCAGACCAACGTTGCTAGACCACTGTCGCGCATACCTGACATTTACGGTCGACGCAGAGTTTACCCCGATTTAGGAACTAGAACAGTTGTCGAATATATCGAGCATATTAAGTTTGTCACTGAGTATTTGATTATCGGACGCGGCGAATACGATATAGCCAGCTTAAAAAGTACCGATACGTTAATTGACGATATTTCTAGCGCTGAATATTCGATCTATAATTCTTATGAATTAGTACCTGAATTGCTAGAGTCGTTCGCAAGTAACGAGGTTAACGGTCAGGAAATAAAAGCGCCTAACGACGTGGCTAATTTTGACATAAGCACTAGCGGCGTGACGTTTAACGATGGTACTAGTTTCAGATCAGATTCCTCGTTATTTAGCCGATTTAGCCGATTAAAAGAAGGTGAACAGTTTTCGATCACTGGAACCGGATCTAACGACGGTACTTATACTTTTGTCCAATATTCACCATTTACGATACCCGCCGAGCCGCCTGATTTTGAAGGTCAAACAACCTACAGAATAATAGTCGAGGAACCTACAGTTAGCGAGACGGTTAACACTATTGTTAATTTTGAGAGCGTCGGCGATTTTGGTAATGTTGGAACATTCAAGGTGTCGGGCGATACAAATGAAATTTGGGTAGATATAATAGCACCTAGAGGTTTAGCTGATAGGCGATCCGGCTCGTCGGTTGAAATATCGATCACGCTTGATGTCATTTTGGACGAGCTAGACTCTAATGACAATATCGTCAATACGGAAACTTACACCTATGTCATTAGCGACAACACATTAGACCAAAGGTTTTATACGTTTAAAATCATACCGGCCAACCAAGGCGCTATTTATCAAGCCACTATCGAAAGACAAACGAACACTATAAACGACGCGTCTTATTATGATGTCGTCAAGTGGGCTAGACTAGTTGGTGTTAAAAGAATTAGTAATTTTGATCAGGGTAATGTTACGTCGATACTACTAACAACTAGAGCAACGGATCAAGCGACCCAAGCGCAAGAAAGAAAGTTTAACGCTATCGTTACTCGAAAGCTAAAAACATATAACACCACTACCGATCTGTTTGAAGGGTCGGAAGTTATTATTATAAACGCTAACGCGGTTATCGCAACAAACACTTTTACAGTAGATCAGACCGCCGATCCAGATTTCACCGATTTTAACGATCTTGTCGCCGGTGATAAGTTCGTAATTGTGGGATCTGATGAGAATGACGGTACTTACACTTTTGCGTCTATTGCTGACGTTTCTGGTGACTGGGTTGTAACTGTTGATGAGGATATGCAGGCTCAAGCGGCTGTTGATCTAGAGTTCAGAATATTACCCAAGTTAAACCCGACAACCAAGATGGCTGATGCGTTAATGAATCATTTAACCGATCCGTTAATAGGTAATAAATCAGTTAACGATATAGATTACGTAGGTCTTTACACCATACAAGACGCTTTAGACAGTGACGCCACTTACGGCAGCGTACTAGGTCGTTTTAGCTACTCTTTTAGCTCAGATAAAGCCAGCGTTAAAGACGAATTGATCACTATCGCTAACTCTTGCCGGTGCTTTGTTAAAAAGGTCGGTCATAGGGTCGAATTCGGTAGAGATCAAGAAAACACAATACGAACGACTGTTTTTAATGGTAGAAATAAAAAACCAAGGTCTGAAAAGAAAACAATAAAATTGCAACGGCCGACCGATTTTGATGGGGTCGAGTTACAATGGGTTTACGAGGACACCGGCGAAGCGTTCACGATTCACTTGCCCGATGACGAAAGCGCTTTAAATCCTAAGAAAATAGACGCCGCTGGTATTATGAATTTCAAGCAAGCATGGAACAGGGCAAACATTGAATTTAAAAAATTAAAATTGCACCGTGAGTTTGTGGAAGTTGTGACCACTAAAGAAAGTTTACATTTGCAAGCGGGTGACCGTGTGGCGAATGCTGATGGTACTGATATCAACGTTCAAGCGGGTGAAATTAAAGCTTACGACGAGACACCGGCAGGCACTTATTTGACTTATGATCCTATTGATTTTAATGGTCAGGCTGACGGTACAGTTATTTTTAGATCTGAGGATGGGTTAGAGACGTCAGAGCACACAGTAACCCCAAGGGGCGACGGGCTTAACGGGTTTTTTACATCCGACGTGATACCGTTCACAATTCGCGCTAGAGGTGATGCGGGTTATCAGGTAGGAACTTTATTTTTATTTAAACCGAACGATTCAAGCGTTTTAAAAGATTATATTGTTCAAAGAGTAACGCCGAAAGATGATAATTATGTATCAGTAAAAATGACGCGTTACAACTCTAGCGTTTTTGAGGCTGACACATTAACGCCGCCGGTTCACGAAACAACCGTTTTAAAAATAACAGCCGATGTTGTACCGTCTAACAATGATATACCGACCGACCACACAATCAGTTTAGCAGCAGCAGCGGCCGAAACGCTATCATGGAACGCCGCACCAACGGGAACTTACGATGCTATAGGCGACGAGATAGCGGCTAAAAGCTTTAGTTTAAGAACAGATGGCACGTGGACTGTTGCGGGAACCGGTACAACTCAAAATGATGTTGACAACGGCGTATTTAAGCCGACAGCGACAACTGACACCACATCGTATGAATACTTTATGACTCAAAATGCTGTTGCTGGTGTTGGTCAAGGCGTGACAGTTATTGGAACTTTAAACGCTTGGACGCCGTTAACTAGTGATCTTTTGGTATCAATTTCAGACATGAGCGCCGGTAGCATTTCGTCGAGCATGACTGTTGAAGTTAGAGAAATATTAACCCCTGCTAACACGACCGGTCAAGCGTCGTTCGGGTTAACGGCTGACGGCACTGTTCCCGAATAGGAGATAATGATGGCTAACGTATGGTATGAATTAAGCCTTGCTAAAATAGGTAACAACACGCTAGATTTAGGCGCGTTGACTGACCCTAGAATAATTATGATCGAGGATGGGGAATACACGCTAAATCAAACACACGAATTTTTAGACGATGTGCCGGTTGCGGCAAGAATGCAAACAGCATCGTTAAGTAATTTTACTTTTGGCGTTTCTGGCACTAGCTGGATCGATGCAGACGACCCGACTTTTTTAACTCCGACCGTTGCGACCTGTAAAGCGTTGATTGTTTACGATCACAAAGCTACAGAGGCGACGAGTGAATTATTATGCTATATTGACTCGGGTGTCGGTTTACCCCTTGTCACTGAGTCCTCGAGAGATGTCGAACTAACTTTTAACGCTAACGGGATTGCTAAGCTATGATTGATTTATTAATGTGGTTGCTTGAGTGGGGAACTAAAAGTTTTATTGTTCTTTGGTTGCTTTATGTAATAGTAATGTCGTTAGAAAAAGCACCCCTTTGGGTTAAAATTGTTTTTTCGCCTGCGTTAATAATAGGCTACCCGCTAGACGTTATTTTTAATTTAGTTTTTGGCACGATCATTTTTTTACAATGGCATCATACCAAAAAACTAAGCAAACTAACGCTAACCAGTCGGTTAAGGTTCATTTTAATCACTGAGGACGAGAACCGATGGCGATGGAAGTTAGCACATTTTCTATGTAAATACTTTATTGAACCTTGGGATTTCGGCCACTGTGGCGCTGGTTATTTCAAATAATTGAGGACTGTTAAAAATGAGTAATTTTAAAAACGCAATACTTTTTGTTTTACGTAACGAGGGCGGTTATTCTGACGATAAAGCGGACAAGGGCGGCGCTACAAATCTAGGTATTTCGACCCGTTTTTTAAAACTAACTAAAGAAGATATCGACGGCGACGGACATATTACGGAAAAAGACGTTTTAGCTTTAACTAAGGAAAGGGCTGTCGGTCTTTATAAAAAATATTTTTGGTCACACTACAAGCTTGATAATATTAGAGATCTAATTGTTGGTAGAAAGGCTTTAGATCTGTTTGTTAACATGAGAGGTAAAGCCGCTGCTAAAATAATACAGCAAGCATGTGTTGATTGTGGATCTAAAATCAAAGTTGATGGGGTGTTAGGACAACGCAGTTTTTACGCCGTTAATCGTCTTGGTGATTTTACCAATACCCACGGGCAACTGATTGATGCGATTATCGACAATCAAATCAAGCACTATAACGCTATTGTTAAAAACGACAAAACGCAAAGTAAATTTTTAAAAGGATGGATCAATAGAGCTAAGCGTTTTTAAACGAGAGGATCGACCTATGGTTAAATATATAAAACAGCGAGTGAAATCTAAAACTTTTAATTTTGGCATGTTAATCAATATGGCTGGCTTAATACAACTTTATCTCGAACAGATGGGGTACGGTTTAGCAACCTTGATTGTAGGGTTAATAATCATTTGGTTAAGAGAACAAACCAAACAACCGATTGACGAGAAATAAAATGCTTGATGTATTATTGAAAGTTTTTAACCCCGTGATCGGTTGGTTGTTTGGTTCACCGGCTAGGATCAAAATATTTTTGGTCGTCGTCGGTGTTTTATTGTTTGGCGGCACAGTGTGGTATTTGACAGATAAATACAACGACCAAAAATTAGAAAACGCTAAACTACTTTCTAAAAATGAGCAATTTGATCTTCAAAACAAACAGTTAGTTGGTCAAGTCGAACATTTAGAAAAGCAAACAGAGCTAGACCGATTAATTATTGATGAACAACAAAATGCAATTAATCAAATAAATTTAGAATTTGATACATTGCGGAGGCAAAAAGAAAATGATCTTAATGTTTTCAAAAAAGAAAAAGGGCGCTTTGACCGTTTGTTACAAGTTAAAGGTGATCGGATTGTTAAGCTTGCTAACGTTGGCACTGAACGGATGCGCCAGCGATTACAAAAAGCCACCAGTGATGATCACGAAGTACCAAACTAAACCGGTTGTCTGTTTAGATACTCCAAAAAATAAACCGCTCGAATTGTTAACTATTACTTGGGTTTTAGCCAAAACTAAAACAGGCGAAAACGTTTTAGGGTTACAGCTAGGTGATTATGAAAAAATGGCCGATAATACTAGCCAAATCTTAAATTATATTATTAAACAAAACCTAATATCTGATCACAAAGATCGCTGTATTAGCTCACACAATGAAAAGGTGAAAAAACAAAATGATTAAATATATAACGATTTTATTATTGTTTCCGTTGTCAGTGCTTGCGGCTGACGTATCTGAGTATCAACCGGTTGGCGAAATGCAGAATCTAGCAGGTTATACCGATTTGTCGGGCGGCGCTTATAGTCCTATTTACGGCGCGACATACGTTGACAACAAAAGCGGAATGGTTAGCTTTAGCGATAGTCCAACGCAATGCGCTAGTGGAGGCGATTTAGAGGCGGTTGAATATTTAGACGACCACAGGGTTTACACAGTCAACGAGGCTAAAAACGGGGTGTCTGTGATTAACGTTAGTAATTGCAGCGTAGAACGTCGATTTTTTGTCAATATCCCCAAAACTGGCAGTGACGGCATCGAAGGTTTAACCGTTCACAACGGGATTGTTTATGTTTTAGATGAAAGATCATCAAGCATTTACTCGTTTGTCGACACTGGCGGTAATAGAAACACCATAACGCCTGATTTTTTATTTTCGGTAAGCGGATGCACTAACGGCGGTGACTTAGCAATGAACGGTGACAATATTGTAATAGTGTGCGAATCGTCACCCAATATAGTTGAATATGATTTGTTTGGTAATTGGGTTGCGTCTAACAATCTAGTTACTTTTATCAACACCGAGGTTATTTATTTTAACGACAATCAAATGTGCGCGGGTGGTGAGCCGGATCAATTACAATGCTTTGAGTCATCAAACACACCACCACCACCGCCACCGGTTGACGAATTTGAAACTTGCACCTATTCCGGTGAAGTTGTCGTTAATGTGGAAACCGGCGCTTTTGATCCTCAAACCGTAGTTTTTAATTGCCCTACCATTACAGCGAGTGGAACGCTTAACTAATGTCTGTAGCGTACGACAATCATGTTAATTCCACAGGGTTTGGTGGCAATGTGACAATGAACATAACACCCGTCGCTGATCCATCGGGTGTTTGGGCTGGTGTTGCACAAGGTACTAACGATAATGACACTATAACCGGCGTGACTTATGGCGGTGTCGCTATGACCCGCGTTGCTCGATTTGTTGGAACCGGCGCAGAGCATACCGTACATTATTTATATTTTTTAGGGTCAGGGATTCCGACCGGAAATCAAGATTGTGTAATTTCGGTCAGTTCTAATACAGGTAAACACTGCATTGTAATGACGTTAACGGCCTCGGCTGATACAGAAATTAACGTAACTGAGGAATTAATAGATTCTAGCAGTGAAACAAACCCGAGAGCAGTATTCGCAATCGGCGGCGTTGAATCGTTTGTAGGTGAGATACTAACAAGTGGTTATTCACAAGTCACCAACATAAGCCCGATAGTACCAAACTGGTCAGACCGTGGTGAGGGTGACATGGGCGCTTTAGTCTCGGCTTTTTATACTTATGACATTGTTGGTACTGCCGATGTTACCTGTGGTTATGATAATACTGGCGGCGCGGAAGATGCACAGCTTTTTGCTTTTGCCATAAGCGAGGTAGCAGGCGGCGCAACCGTTACACCTGACGAAGTTAATCAGTCGCAAAGCGTTGATAGTCCGACGTTGACTCAAGACCACGCGCTGACACCCGACGAGGTTAACCAGTCGCAGACGATTGATAGTCCGACGATCAGTAGCGGTGTCTCTTTAAGTGTGGATAGTGTCAGCCAGTCACAGAGCATCGATAGTCCGACGCTGACCCAAGAGCACGCGCTGACACCTGACGAAGTTAATCAGTCACAGACGATCGATAGTCCGACGCTGACCCAAGAGCACACGCTGACACCTGACGAAGTTAATCAGTCACAGACGATTGATAGTCCGACATTAACCCAAGACCACGTACTAACGCCTGACGAAGTTAATCAGTCACAGACGATTGATAGTCCGACGTTGACCCAAGACCACGCGCTGACACCTGACGAAGTTAATCAGTCACAGACGATTGATAGTCCAGTACTAACGGCTGACGGTGCACTAACGCCTGACGAGGTTAATCAGTCACAGAGCGTTGACAGTCCGACGTTGACCCAAGACCACGTACTAACGCCTGACGAGGTTAATCAGTCGCAGAGCGTTGAAAGTCCGAAGATGACCCAAGAGCACGCACTGACACCTGACGAGGTTAATCAGTCGCAGAGCGTTGATAGTCCGGTGCTTTCAATACAGGGTGTTTTAACAGCGTTGAACGTCAACCAATTACAGAACATTGATAGCCCGACGTTAACCCAAGACCACGTATTAACGCCTGACGAAGTTAATCAGTCACAGACGATTGATAGTCCGGCACTGTCTATTGCTTATGCGCTCATAACGGCAAATTTGAGCCAGTCACAGAGCATCGATAGCCCGACTATAACCGCCGACGGGTCTTTACTGCCCGACGAGGTTAACCAGTCGCAAAGCGTTGATAGTCCGACGCTGACCCAAGACCACGTATTAACGCCCGACGAGGTTAACCAATCGCAGACGATTGATAGTCCGGTGATTGTGGATAACGGGATCGCGTTATTGGTTGATGATTTGAACCAGCTACAAATATTAGATGCCACAACGTTAAATCAGATCAACGTTTTGCAACCGGACAACATAACACAACAGCAAATTTTAGACGTGTCAAGGCTTGGCGGGGTGGTTATTGGTTATTATAACGCCGAAATTAGCATATTGACGGCGTATAATGGTAATATTAAAATAGAAAACGCTCTGACGGGTGAAATCAAAGTGATCAACGCTCTAAATATATAGGTGATAATATGGCTAAACTAATACCAGATGCTAACATCGATTTAATGTTAGATATCGTTGAGGGTGATGAGGTGCATGTTTGCGCCGGTCAACCGACAACGTTTGCGGAAGCAACAACAACTTTTAACTTAGCAACTCAAGCTATTTCAGGCGCTAATTATACTAAAGCCAACGGTGACACTAATGGACGTAAAAACACATTAGCACCACCGGCAGGCACAAGCATAACGGCGACCGGAACGGCGGATCATGTTGCTGTTACCACTACAACGGGTAGTGTTTTGGAGTTAGTTACTACAGTAACTAGCCAGTCATTAACGAGCGGGGGAACCGTCGATATTGGTTCATTCGATCACGAAATTGGAGACGCAGCATAATGAGCGAAATTAAACCTAAAAAAGTAGAGGTTGTAGAGCCTAACGGGGTTCGCGGCTGGGCGTTCAAGGCTGACGGTGTTGAGCGTTACGAGGGCGATGTTTTCACTCATCCTAACGGTCAGCATTATATCGACTTAGGTTGGTGTAAATGTGTGGAAACTGGCGAAGTTGGCGAAAGAAAAACCGGCGTTAGCAAGTTACAGCCGCATAACGTTAAAACGCCTTTAACGCCTAAGCCAGCCGGAAAATCCAAATAATGAGTTGCGATCTAGTTTTAAATATTGATAATTCAGTGACGGTTAAATTAATTTTAACTAATCCTGAAACCGATCCGATCTATGTTAATGACGCCACAGTTACGGCCGAAATATTAGATATGGACGATACGGAAATTAGAACTAGTTTCGCTTTACCTTACGTAGTAGCTAGTGACGGTGTTTATAGAGAAACTATAACGCCTGTCGCTGGTTTGACTAAGGGTGTAATGTATAAAGTTGTACTCGAGGCCACTGGTAGCGATGGTATCATTGGTAAATGGACAAAGAAAATAAAAGCAACTATAGCTAGTTAGTTGTTAAACCATAGTTCAACATTTCTAAAACTTCATCCCAGTAATGGGACTTTTTACCACCTTTAAACCACGACACCACCAAACAACTAGATGCGCTAGCGTCAAAAATTCGGTCGTCGTTTGTGTAGAATGTAGAATCCCAAAAATTAAAAGAATCGTCATGCACAAACTCAATATTTAATTTTTTGACTAGCTTATTAACTTTTAGTTTTGTTGACATTTAAAACCTTGACGTCTGATTACATTAAAACTATTTTACTATAATTATTTTAATAAGTCAAGTTCTAATAACCTAGATTTCTTTTGAGTTCCTGTATTTTTTTAACGTTTCGTTCCCATCGACTAATGCACTTAGGCGGGTTAGGGTCGCGAACATGCCACGATTTACCGCAAACGTGACATTGCAGTTCATTACAAACTCGAGTAGTTTGGTGGCTTAGTTTTTCCATTGTCCGGTTGTAGCGTTGTATTGCGATAACTCTCGCTTTAGATCTGCTAGCAATTCTCTGTTTGACCATCTGTTAACATCTATATACCTTAGACGACCACGAACCAAAAAGGTCATTTGTTCAACTCGGATGTTAGCTTGTCTAATTGCCCTTTCAGCGTCGTTAACCGCCGCCGTCACTTCGTCGAATGTCACACTCATTTTTAATATCCTCTGACTGATCTAACTAAATCGTTTGTTTGGTCGATATAATATTGATAATTTATCGGGGCGGTTAAATCGTTCATATTGTTACAGGGTTTAGCCTCGAATCCTTTGTCAATAGCAAAGTACCTTTCGCCGTTTGGGTTTGATGGTAACGGTGGCATTATTTTAAACAGTTCAACACCGTGTAACTTTTCGGTGATATAGTACCTAGTTGTTTGCGATAGCGGTACTTCAAGCTTGTCTAAAAACGGCGCTTTAGGATTTAACATTTTACCGATTAACCGGCTACTACGAGGCACTTTTGCACGCTTCATAAAATCAAAAACGTTATTGTGGGATCTAATAAACGTTTCAGGATCAACACCGTGCAATAAAACCGCCTCGGCTGCTTTTTTGATGATCAGACCACCGTGATTTTTATGCCACGGTAATTCCCGCTTGTTGCTTCTGTCGTGCGCGAAAATACCCTTTCGTTTTAAATCACCGTTTGTTTTTTCAGCAATAAAATTATTAACATCTCTGACAAAAAATCGTTTAAATTCAACATATTCTAATTCTAATAAAGTTAGCCTTTCCCAATCAGAACAGATTGTTTTAACAAAAGGTTCAACGTCTCGAGGCATTCTAATAGTCAAACCGTCGGTGTTTATTTGGATCATTTCAATTTCAGGATGATCGGTTATTCGTTCAGCTAATAATGCTAGCAGTAATTGACCGTTAATCGTGACGGTCATCGTATATTTTGGGTCGTAAAAAGGGCTGTAAATACTGTTACTGTCACCATAAACACCATTTAACGCTAGTTTCAGCATTGCGTTTTCTGGCGACTTACTGTCTGTTACTTTTCGTTGCTCATACAGATCTTTATAAACCGAGCAAAAAGCATCACCTAAATGCTCAGGCGATAAACGATTAGCTATTGCTAAATTAGGATAGTAACTTTTAACGTCAATATCTAATATCATAAAAGTATCATCACTTTGAGCTATCTGAGGTTCACAGCAACCGTGTATGCCGCCTGTACCAAAGTCATATCTAAACCCACGATCTAAAACGTGCAAGTTGTCAGAGAAGTAAGACCGATCCGGCGTGACTAAATGCGGTGCGTGTTTTAACAAGTCGACTAACTTAACAGGCCGACCAGCATTGACGGCGGCGATCATTTTCTTCTTGACAGATCTAACCAGCGGGTGATCGTCATCATTGATCAAATCTTTAACATAAGCGGGGCTAATAGCTCGCACTTTAACCAATGATGGGTCTGAATAAACCGCCAGATCATAAGGTATTCTAAGATTATCAAAAGCACCTTTAGTCTGATAAATAATTTGCTTTTTAATAAAATCGTTCAACAGTTGAAATGGTTTAGATTTAAACTGAATGTAATCAAAAACACACTCGGACAAATTAATATTAGCTCTAATGGTCTGCCTTGGTTGTTTTTTATTTTCCGAGTCGCGATAAAAGCATAATTCCTCGCCTAATCTCATTATGAAATAGTCTTTGCCTATTTTAGTATCATTGTGGTTAGTGAAATTTTTACCTAATTTTATGGTTAACTGTTCGCGCATTTCGAGCGCCTCCACAGTTTCCATAAAAAACTTTTTAGTCTCACTAACATCGTGTTTATTATAAGTGCCTAACGTGTCGAAACCTTCCACACCTATTGGTTGAGCCGGTTTAAACGGTAGATCTTCAAGGTTCCATGACAACATATTAAATTCTAAAGTTTTTAAGCTTGTTCGTCTTGCGGCGTTGTCGAAGTGATGTATTTTATAGAGGTCGACTTGATCGACTAACCAGTCAGATTCCCAGACTTGATGATCAAAACTACTAAAACTAGTAATGATTGCCTGTGCTTTTTGAAATATCAAATTAACGTCACTGACGGCTTGAGTTACGATCATATGCAATATGGGATAATCGAAACCAATATTATTATAACCGACTAATTTAGCATTACATTGCTGTAATTCAGAAATAAAAAAGACAAAATTATGATAATCGTTACGTCTTGTGCTTATTTCAAAAAACCATTTCGACCCTGTGGTTACATGCTCAAAAGCAGCAGTAAAAATATCGGGGTAAGTCTCAAAATCGTAGGCGTAATATTGATCTAAATTCATTTAATTATTATCTCACAAAAGACCCGACGCCGTTAAGCGTCGAGTTAGTTGGTTAAGGGTTTAAATAGTCTTGACCTGCCTGTTGCGGCATTTGCTGTTGCGGCATTTGCTGTTGCGGCATTTGCTGTTGCGGCATTTGCTGTTGCGGCATTTGCTGTTGCGGCATTTGCTGTTGCGGCATTTGC